TCAAAACTGTGCTTGCTACTGTGCCAGCAACATTAAAAGCTGCTCCAATTACATTGCCGATAATTGGTGCGGCAGCTTTGACCACATCAAAAAAAGCCTGAAATTCATCTTTGTTTTCAACAACTGTGTTTTTAATTTTGTCAAAAGCTGATCTTAAGCCTTCAAAAATTGGTTGCACAAAACCTTTGATCGAGTCTGCCAAAGTCGTGAGTGTGCCGCCCATGCCGTCTTTCTTTGAGCCAAAGGCATCGGCAACTTTTTGCACAATCGGAATAACCTTGTCTGAGAACAAAGTGGCCAATTCCAAAACGACAGGCAAAAGAGCTTGTCCAATTGTGGTTTTGGCGTTTTCCAATTGAGCTGTGAGAATTCTTGTGCGGTTGGCTAGACCATCACTTGTGCGCTCAAAATCGCCTTGTGCAGCTGATGTCTGCTTGTAAATCAAAGCTTGAGCTGCCAACACTTTTTGCTGCGGTGTCAATGCATTTTTGGTGGTGCTAATAATTCCCAATTCCAATGCAGCTTGGCGCAATGATGCATCATCAAGCAAAACTCCGTATTGGCGCAATGGTTCAGCCTCGCCACGCAAAGCCGATCCAATCGCGTTAATGGCTTGTTCTGGTGATGTGTTATTAAAAGAGGCCAAATCTGATGACAATTTAACAAAGTCAATTGAGAATTTGCTCAAATCCTTGCCGCTTAATCCGGCAGACTTTCCAAATGTTGCAAATGTGGCAGCTGCATCCAAAGCCTGTTGCTTTGTTTGACCCAAAGAGGTAGCGGCACCAGATGCAAATTTCTCAATGTCATCAGCTGTGTCACCAAATAAAACGCCAACCTTTGAAATTGTTTCGGACAAATCTGATGCAGCCTTGACAGCATCGACACCAATTTTGATTGCCATTGCACCAGCTGCGGCAGCTACGGCAGCAAAAGCCACCGCTGCTTTTTTGCTAAAAGCACCAATTTTGCCGGCAAATCCATCGACATCCTTTGAGCCTACATTGAGGCTCTTTTTGAGTTCATCAACATCAGCAAGGATCGAGAGCTTGAGTGTTCTTGATTGACCGGCCATCACCACTCCTTCAAAATCTTAGTAAATGCATTTTCCCATTGATTGATGATGTATGGCTGCTCGGCACGCAATGTTGGATAGATAAACCATCCTGTTGATCCTCGGCCGTATCTGCCAGACCACACCGGGAATTGCTTGAATTTGTTTGATCCAAATTCGTAACCGCCCCAAAGCTGTTGAGTTGTACCGCCACCGCTGAATTTCTGAGATACAAAGCCGTAGCTGATTTCACCAATTTTCGATGACTTACTTACACGCGATCCTTGTGCAATGCGTATTGCGGCTTTGTTCGGGCGATTGGCAGCTGCATTTGTGACTTTGGATTGCAGATAAGTGGCTAATCCATTTGAAACGCCTTTGGCCTCAGAAACGGCTTGCTCATCCATGGCTTTGAAAGCCTTGATGATTCCTCGCAAATCACTCTTATCATAAGTGATTGGTTCAGTTGCCATTTTTGATCCTCAGTATCTCAAAAGCGGTTAAAATATCCTCAGCGGTTTGAAACTCTGATCGTGACAATCCTGTATGGATAGCCAATTCCCAAACAATCCGGTTTATGCTTCCGGATTCGTAGCTTTTGGGTTTTCGGTTTCTCCCATGTTTATGTCAGTCACAGTCTCGCACCAAACCTCAAAAGGCTTCACAGGCTTTCCGGCCGATTCGCGTTTCATTGCGTGGTACGCCAAAAACATCAGATCAGCAATGCCCAATTTTTCAGACACTTGCTGAATTGTGTTTCCGCTTTTCTGTTCCCATTTCATCCACTCCGGTGGAAGCGCGGTATAAGTTGCGCTTTCCCCCGTAGCGAATTCGATTGTGATTGGTAGTTTCATGCTCCCGATTTCCTTTCGTTAAGCCAATGTAGGTGTTGTCACACAGGTAAAGCTCATTGAGACAGTCTGTGCATCTGGTGCTGTTCCTCCAGCTGATGGGAAAATTGGCTGAACAGTAAAATTGAAAGTGCTGCCCGGTTCTGTCTCAAGGATTACCGCCAAAGGTGTATTTGGTGAGTTCTCAGCTTGATTCCAAAGCATTTCGCATAGTGATGAAGCAACGCCCCAGTCAGCCAACATTTCAACGGCAAATGTGCCTTGAGTATCGGTTGTGTAATACGCCTTGCCATCGAGTGTTTGGTATGTGTTGATCGTTGAATCAACAGTAAGGATTGCAGATGTTGCTTGTGCATCAAAAGTATCCCCATCGATGCTGAAGCTCACATTTCTGCCGGTGATGATTGTTGTGGCCATGTTTTCTCCTATTGGTTGTAGTATGTGGATACTTGGAGATCGGCCGTGAGGTACTTACCGGCACCGACTTCCAAAGGTTGAGGTTGATTTACATTTCCGACTTCGTAACCATTTGGCATTGCTGCAATGATCGAAATCATCAATGTTTCGAGATTGTCCAAAGCTGCGGCGTTGTTGGCATAACCCACAACACCCGTGACAGTTAAATTGACTTTCACTTTTGTTGTGTTCTTTCCAATCAAAACGCTTTCCAAATAAGGTGCACCCGGTATCAAACAAATCGATGGGCTGGTCATTGTCTCTGGGATGCCGTTGTACACATTGGCAGCAATGCCTGAAAGTGCTGTTTTAAGTGGTGTGCGAATTGCGGATTCGATGCTCATTGGCACATCGTTTCAACATCAAGAAACGGGCCTAAGAGGCCAATCACTCTGTTGCTCAAGCTGCGGCCGAGAATAAATGGTGACGGCTGAAAATTGTCTGACATGATCTGGTTGCCCGGAGCTGTAATGCTCTGAAAAATTTCAACCGCCACAACCAAGATTGCATTTTCAATTGGTGGTGTTGATGCGTACAGCTGCGCTGCCGATGATCCACTTAATGTCGCTGTTGCCGCTGGAATAAACGGCAATGGATAGTCACGATTAGCTGCATTTGTGGCAGCTGTGAAAGTGTATGGCTCAATCCGATCATCGGTGACTGTATAAGTCGCGCTGTAAGTTCCGGCCCCGGTAACAACAACAGATTGACCCGGCACAAAGTAATTTGGCCGCATTGTGGTGAAATAAATGACGGAATCATCCACATTGGCAAAAGTCACCGATGATTGGTATTGCGTAAGTAAAGGCAAAATCGTTTGCTCAGCTGAATCAATAAATGAATCAAGCTGTGCATCAGAATACAAAGAAACCGAGACACCAAGAATCGCTCTCAGCTGTGAGGCTGTGACTATTGCTGGCATCTCGGTTCCTTTCGTGTCAGTAGCGTTCGGGAGCGACCGCTACCGATAGTGATTTATGGGAGGTTGTTGAATTGTGCACCATTTGGCACCTTGGCAGCTAGTGCGCCATAGCCGTAGTACAGAATGTCAATTGTTCCATCGCTGTTGATGTTGCTGCGTAGCGTAAAGCGTGGAGATTCGTACCATGTGTAAGAATCTGGATTGACAACGACCATTGAAGAATCGCCATCAGCTGTTGTTGTACCAGCGTTACCAAATGAGCGTGAAACATACAGGTTAAGACCCGGTGAAACTACACCGCGCAATGAATCGCCTCGGACATTTCCGGCTTGATTGCTAGGTTGTGCCGCATTGTAAAGAGGTGTGCCATTGTCGTTGTATCCCATGATGTTTCCCCATTGTGTAGGTGAAACGATCAATGAGCGAGCGAATCCAAGTGATGCACCATAAACAGCTGCGGCTGCCTTAGATGTGTATCCAAGGAATCCGGTTGCTGAATTTGCTGCCTGTGTTGTCACAGTAGTAACTGCCGCTTGCATTTGTGCTAGTGCATACTCATCAGTTTCTTTTGCATAAGCAAACTCGAGATTTTGTAGGAGAGCTGTGAGGTACTCCGGACGGCTGCGGTCAATGAGTTCCACAGTACTGATTGCACGGCCTTTAAATGGCTGTACTGAAACTGACAAAAATGTTGCAGATAATGATGATTCTGTGATTGCTGTATTTTCAGCGATTGGCAATACTGTTGGAACAGCCGTTACCTTAGGCAGCTCAAATGTCATGCCTTCTGCAACTAAAGTTTCGCGGCTGATGCCATCGATTGTGCCACGATCTGCATTTGCAAGTGCGTTGATTACCTGTGTGCTTTGTGGTGTTGGAATCATGCCCGGTGCTGTTGATGTTGTGTTATCAGCTGCCTTTACATATTGGCGTGAATCCTCATCATGCAAAACGCTTGCGCGTAGGTAGTGCTCAAGGTAAGAAACCTTGTCCACAATTGGTGAGCGTGGTGCTGTGTAGTAAGCCGGGCGTGATGCCTGTACAGGTGCGACTT